TCTCCAAGTGCTTCAGCTTTGCTTCCACCTCAGTGGTCGAGCTAACCTTAACGTAGTCACCCTGAGTCATAGCTTCATCCTCAAATATTTCTGTGAGATTTTATCTGCCTTGCTCTCGCATCTCACAATGGTAGTCACGCCCCACTCTTCTTTTGGTTTACGTGTTCCGTTAGCCCACATATGGCAGTCTTGCACTTCAGGTGCGCCCCTCACTCGACCTCGCATACTACTGGCAACAATACCAACTGCCGCGCCTAGCTCTTTCCAAGTGTAGGTTTGATTCTTTACCAGTCCCAAGTCAGTGCGATCACCTACCCACCTGATCAGTCTGGTGTTTGGATGGTCACGACCTGCGCCCATTGGGGTTGGTTTCATCTCGTATTTTCTTGCTCTCATGGTTCTCTCCTAGTTAATCTGCCCAACTGGTATCGGTTAGGCTTTCAGTTATTTCGCGACCTCTCAGGCCACTTGGTTTTTGTTTTGGTTTAGCCAGCTGCTTGGCGGCAATATCCTGCTTCTCTTTCCTTACCCATGTGCTGACACAGTGTTGCCATGACGACATTTTATTTTTACCAATCATCCACCCCTTGCTCTCATAGAAATCAAGAAAGCCCTGAGGGTCTACATACCTGTTGGCACCAGTACGATTACAGTGATCAATAACCTCAGTAAGAGTTGGCTTAACAAATGGCGGCTTCTTCTTCTTTTTTTCTGGGGTGATAACCCCCTTATTCCCTGTAGTATTATTTGTATTATTATCTGTAGTATTATCCTTAAACTTTTCTAGGGTAGGGTCATCAACTTTTGTAGGGGAGGGTTGAAACTTTTCTAGGGTACCCTCCTCTACTTTTAGAGGGGAGGTATTAAACTTTTCTATGGTAGGGGTATCAGCCATCTGAATGTAGCGGTGCTTGACCTGCTTGGTGCCAGGAACATACTCCAACTGCATATTGATATACTCACACTCACTGAGATTCTTTATCCACTTGCTGATGGACTGTACGGAAACCTCGTACAACTCAGCGAAGTATCTATTGGATGCCCAGCAGTACCCCTTCTCATTGCATAGAGCAGTGATCTCACCATAGAGCAACTTAGCATTAGCGTTTAGCCTTTTATCATACCTGACGCTGGCAGGTATCATTGCGTAGTAACCCTTCTTCTCCATCTTATTCACCAGCCGCCACAAATTCAGACAGCTTGATGTTCAGAGCTTCTGATATACGGATCATGGTATCGAGAGAGGGCTTGCGGTGACGGTTCATGATGAGACTGACAGTAGCAGGACATAGCAGTGTGAGCCTGGAGAACTCAATGTGGCTCATGCCATGCAGGTTTAGGTAGTAGCTGATTGCTTTAACAGTATCCATTTTGTTTCTCGGTTTGGTTAGTGAGGTGACATAGTATAACTATATGGATTATTTTACAAGAGGTTATTGACATCAAAATAACATGGCTGTATTGTGACACTTCAAACAACAGGAGAAGACCATGTTTAAACAATACGAAGACCCCAACCGCACTGGCAGTCCAGATGATGACTGCTTCAAGAGATTCATAGGTGACATTACTGGTCGTGATGGTGATGATCTAGACTTTTATGAGCAACGTCCTATCGACCCAGAGCCTAGTCAATACGAGAAGGAGCAAGAAGCTATCCTTGCGGCAGAGCATAAGAAGGATGTCGATTACTTTATGCGTAGACAGATCAATCAGTTTGCCAGAAGTAGTGAGCAACGTGATGCCCTATTAAAGCAACATGGTTTGGAGGTAGAATAATGGATAAAGATATTGATTACTTGAATGACCTGGATCGCGGTGACTTTGATTGCCGCAAAGGTTATCCACATAAAGAAGGGCAGTCACACGCCTATGACATTGGATATGGCGCTCGCTATGTCCTTGAACAAATGCAATCAGCAGGAGCAATAGAATGACTAATAAAAAATCCGTATGGGCAACACTTTCCGCAATCGACTGTTCAGCTCACATCGAGAAGAAGGGTCAGCTATCCTATCTATCATGGGCATGGGCTTGGCAAGCACTGAATGAGCGTTACCCAGAGTCCACCTTTGAATACTTTGACCCGACCTTCCTAGAGAATGGCACTGTCGAAGTGTCAGTTGCAGTAACTGTAGAGGGCAAGACCCACACCATGTGGCTGCCAGTTATGGATAACCGCAATAAGTCTATCGCCAACCCCACCACCAGAGACATCAGTGATTCTCGCATTAGGTGCCTCGTTAAGGCAATCGCCATGCATGGATTGGGGCTGTACATATATGCCGGAGAGACCCTGCCAGAAGCAGCTAAGACTGAGGTGGTCAGTGCAGACCAGTCAGCAGACATCAAGGCTCTACTTGAGCAGACAGGTTCAGACGTTAAGCAGTTCCTGAAATACTTTAAGACAGACTCTGTAGATAATATGCTTGCAGTCCACTACACCAGAGCTATGGCAGCACTACAGGCCAAAGTAAAATGATCATCTTAAACGATGAGCAGGGTTCCCCTGAGTGGCTTGCCTCAAGACTGGGTAGGCCATCAGCCTCAATGTTTGGGAAGTTAATCACTGGTAGTGGTAAGCCCTCTAGCTCAGCAGAGTCATACATCAATGAGATGATTGCTGAGAGATTGACTGGTCGCAGTAAACCCTTCTACACCAACGAACACATGGAGAGGGGTAACGCACTGGAGCCAGAAGCTCGCGAAGCCTATGAGTTTATCACTGACTTTGAAGTGGTAGAGACAGGCTTCATCCTGGATGACAGTGAAGAGTTTGGCTGCAGTCCTGATGGCTTAGTTAGCACCGATGGTGGACTTGAGATAAAATGTCCATCTGATTCGGTACACGTTAGCTACCTGAGAGCAGGTAAGGTGCCAGCAAAGTATTACCAGCAAGTGCAAGGATGTATGTGGATAACTGGGAGAGATTGGTGGGATTTCATGTCTTACCACCCCGAAATGCCACACCTGCTAGTAAGAGCAAGACGTAATGAGAAGTTTATTGAAGCAATGGCTAAAGAAGTATTGGCCGCAGTTGAAACCATAACAACAGAGACGGAGAGATTAGTATGAAAGTTGGATTAAGCATTAAGTTAGATGTAACAAAGATCGACAAAGAGCGACTGTTTGAGGGTGCTAAGGGTACATACCTGGACCTGACTACCTTCATTGATACTGCCGAGCAAGACCAGTACGAGAACAATGGCTTTGTATCTCAGTCAACTTCCGCTGAGGAGCGTGAGCAGGGTGTTAAGACTCCTATCCTCGGTAACGTAAAAGTGTTCTTCACTGATGGCGAAGCGGCTCCAGCTAATAATGCCAAAGCTGCTGCTCCTGTCGATGAAGACATCCCATTCTAATGGAAGTTATTGGTGCCGCCTTTTTCCTAGTGGTGATTGGCGGCCTTATCACTGGCATGATTCTACTAACACTTGACCAACAGCGAGAGTGGAAAAAGAAACGTGAAGCTGATAAGAAATAGATTACAGACCCCTGATGGGAAGATTCTTGAAAGCGTACATAGACATGATCATGTTTCGCATAGAGACGACAACGGCAAATTGTACTTCCTTGATGGGGGTCTGGACTATGCAAGATGTTCGGCCCATGGTGATGAGATTTACATGCAAGAGTGGGATGACGACCCTCACCCAGAGAAGACCGAGACACAACTTTGGTTTGACCTGATGAAAGAATGCGACTGATATACCATTACTGATATGGAATACATCAATATGTATCATTATATATCATCAACGATAGCTAGTATAATCCGCCCCTCTACAAACTACTGGGGTTTCACCGTGACTATCGCAATCATCGTTGTAATATGTGGCCTGGCTGCAATTGCATACCAAGACATAGCCTCCTAACGGGGGCTTTTTTAATGGAGTAGATTATGAAGCACATGATTATCCCTGACACCCAAGTAAAACCAGGTAGTAGCCTAAAGCATTTGGAGTGGGCAGGAAGGTACGCTGTAGAGAAGAAGCCCGACGTGATCGTTCACATTGGAGATCACTGGGATATGCCCTCGCTATCCAGTTGGGATGTAGGCAAGAAGTCTTTTGAAGGCCGTCGATATAAAGATGATATTGAGTCAGGCATCGAGGGAATGCGAGAGTTTATGAAGCCTATCTGGAAGGAGCAGGAAAGGCTAAGACGAAACAAGGAAAAGCAGTGGCGACCTCGGCTAGTGTTCTGCTTGGGCAACCATGAGAACCGCATTGAGAGAGCCATTGAGTCCGATGCAAAGCTAGAGGGGTTGATAAGCTATGAAGACCTAAAGCTAGACGAGATGGGTTGGGAAGTGTATGACTTCCTTGAGGTCTGTGTTATTGATGGTATTGCATACTCGCATTACTTCACCAGTGGTATTATGGGTCGGCCAGTCAGTAGTGCCAAGCTGATGTTATCCAAGAAGCACATGAGCTGTGTGATGGGTCACGTTCAGGATAGAGACATTGCCTTTGCTAACAGGGCAGACATGAAGCCCATGATAGGATTGTTCGCTGGTATCTTCTACGTCCATGATGAGGACTACCTGACAGCCCAGACCAACAGTAGCTGGCGTGGTGTGTGGATGCTACACGAAGTAAACGATGGGCAGTGTGATGAGATGCCTGTATCCCTAAACTACTTGAGGAAGAAGTAT